TAAGTAATGCAAAAAAATTTAGAGGAGAGAATAAAAGAACATGAAGGGTTTAGATCTTTCATATATAAAGACTCACTTGGTAAGGCTACGATAGGGTGGGGCCATTTGATAACAAAGGAGGACGACTATGAAGAAGGCGTTGAATATAGTGTGGATCAGCTTGAAGATACCTTTCAGCACGATCTGGAAAATGCTAGCCAGGGCGCTATGCGTATTGCTGCGGATTGTGATATCCACATTAACGAGCATAGAGCAGTGGTTTTCGAAGTTCTAATCGAAATGGTATTCCAACTTGGTGAAAGCGGAGTTAGGAAATTCAAGAAGTTCTTATTGAACTTATCCAAACTTCAGTACAATGGTGCGGCAGATGAGATGCTCGACTCTAGGTGGAGTATGCAAACTCCGCATCGTGCTGAAGAACTTTCTTCAATAATCAGATCACAAGCTGATGCTTAAGTGGGTGCTTCTTGCACAACTTTGCTTACCTGTTAGCGAATATTTAGATAAGAGTTGCGTCAGAATTATGGGCGAGGCTAAGCATGATACCTTTGATCTATGTATGTTCGAAGGCTATGATATAGCAGAAGACATTCAAGATATATTTGTAAATGGTGGAGGATTTAAGTACACTTGTGCAGATACTTTCACTACAGATTCATTAGATAAGTATAGAAGTTAATGGCTTTTCTTGTAGCCAACATCCCACCTACTGAAGTCCTTGTTAAGAAAGAATATCTCTATGACTTTGAGAGGGGGCACGGTGAATACGAACCAGGTGTATGGATAACCGTTAAGTCTATACAGGGCAGAGCTCTGTACTTTGAGACATACCTCTATGAGACTGGCGCTTTATACGATAAGCTTCCTATATCCGCGTTTGTTTGGAAAGAAACTAAGGAAGAGATGAAGCTGGAAGACCTTGAGTTATGGGACGCTTTTAGCTATCACATATCAGTTATACAAAAGGTGAGTGTAGGGTCAGGTAAATGTAAATACAAGGCTCCTAACGGGAATTTTTATTTTGGTGAGTACTTATACACCATAGATAGTTGTCATCCAGACTACAACATACCAGATGTGGGGTATTCTGAAGCACCTACACAGCATAAGTCTTTTAATATTATTCAATTAGACAATGGATACTTCGCAGCTCAGCCTAATAATCGTGTGCTATTCTATGATAAGTCTTTGTCACCTAAGAAGATGAGGTTCCCTGATTATAAGGTATCTACTATTGAGTATGGGGTTGAGAGTAAGTCTAAGTACACTGCGGGTGATGATAATAATTTCTTTTATGAGTTCTCAGAACAGGACTAGGTAGTATATACTACCCAGCTTGTCTGATTTATGCCTAGTAGTTTCTAGGAAAAGCCTTATTATTTTTGTAATAAGATAAGGCCCATTGCCAATCGTCTTGATACTCATTCTTGGCATAAGATATAAGATCATTTTCATTCTGTTGCGCTATACTAGAGCTTGATGCAATATTCATTAATGCATCTATTGATCTTCTAGTAATACCGAACACATTGTTCTTTATGTTTTCCATAGTTTCTCCCGTTTGGATATCTCGGCTAAGGCTCTCCAATAGTCCTTATCCTTGATGGGGAGTTTATCAAACTTATAGCGTTTAGTCAATTGGAAATCGGTGAATGACTGGTATAGCAATTTTGCATGCCTGTCATATTGAGTAGACTCGGGGTAATGGAATGTGTCCATAGTTCTCCTGTGTATTGGTGTAATAAAAAAGGGACAGGCTTTTCAGTCTGTCCCTCACTCGGTGTGGAAGTTGAGTATCCCCAAACTCTCCTTAAATATTACATCTAAGGCGCGTAAGGTTCTTTGTGCCCCCCACTTATTAAAATAAGTATAGCATAGTTGATACTGTTTGTCAATATTAAAATGCATCAGACCAGTTACCTTGTACTGCACCCTTGGCATATTCAGTGGACCTAGTCTCAAAGAAGTTCTCATGAGCCTGCCCATTGACTACATAATCTACCCAGTCTAGTGGGTTTTCTTTGACACCGTAGTTAGGCTTGAGTCCTAGCTGTAACAACCTTCTGTCTGCCATATAATGTATATAACTCTTAACCTCTTCAGGTGTTAGTCCTTCGACAGGACCTTGACTGAACGCCAGGTCAATGAACTTCTCTTCGAGAGTTACCATATCTCTACATATATCGTAGAGTGATTTCTTAAAGTCATCATTCCATAGCTCAGGTTGTTCATCTAGTATTGTATGAAATAGTTTAAGCATGTTCTCAACGTGATGGTTCTCATCTCTGATAGACCAAGCCACGATCTGTCCCATGCCTTTCATCTTACCAAACCTTTGGAAGTTTAATAGCATAATGAATGACCCAAACAATTGTAAGCCCTCACCAAATGCAGAGAAGACTGCCATGTCTCGAATAACTTTTTGATTGTCCGTGCCCCCTTTGCTTTGCCAAAGATAGTTGTGCTTGTCTGCCATTTCTTTATACTCTTGAAACGCTTTGTACTCTCTGTCATCCATACCTATAGTATCATTTAGCAAGGAGTAACTGTGCGCATGGTTAGCTTCTGATGTAGCAATAGCAGATAACATCATACGCACTTCAGGTTTTTTAAACATGGGTATATACACATCCATATAGGCTTGTGCTATATCTACATCACCTTGGGTAAAGAAAGTTAAGATTTGTTTCACTAAGTTTTTTTCGGGGTCACTCATCTTTGAGTTCCAGTCATTCACATCTTCATGTAATGGCACCTCACTAGGCAACCAATGCATCTTCTGTTGTTGATCGTAAGCTTCGAAAGCCCACGGGTACTCAAACGGTTTATAATATTCTCGTCCTTCAAATACTGACATCTATTTCTCCTTTGTTAATTACGCTTGACATGCAACACACTCTTCTTCTTCTTGGAAGTCAGGGCGTACTGTACGTTCAATCTTTGTGGTTAAGTTCTCTACTTTTTTTAAGGCTTCACTTCTTAAGTAGTACAACGTTTTTACTTTCTTCTTCCATGCTCTAAAGTGTATAAGATGAAGCTCTTTAGAATCTACATCAGGTCTTAAAAAGATATTAAGACTTTGTGATTGGCATATAAATTGTTGCCTATCTCCTGCAAACTCTACTAGTATATTCTGATCCATCTCGATAGCAGTTTTAAACACAGCCTTATCTTCCGCAGATAAAAAATCAAAGTGTTGTACGCTACCTCCATTAGTAGTGACAGATTTCCATACTTCCCTATTGTTCTTATTGAGTTCGATTAACTTTTTCTCTAAATACTTATTACGTATTTCAAACGTACCTGTTAAAGTTTTCTGAGAAAAAGAATTAGCTCGCATAGGTTCTACTGATGGAGACGTACCCCCACAGATAATAGATGAAGATGCATTAGGTGCAATAGCGATCACATGGGAGTGTCTTTTACCCGTGCCCTCCATATCTGCAGGGGAACCTCTCTCAGTTCCCAACTTATAGTTTGCGAGTTGAGCTTGTTTGTTTATATGCTTGAAGATATCGTGATTAATATCTTTAGCTATAGGACCATCAAAAGGTAAACTTTTCTTTTGAAAGTATGTGTGTAAACCCATAGCTCCTATACCTATAGCACGCTCATGTCGCGCACTGTTCACTGCTTTCCACATATATGATGGAGCATTGGTTATGAAATGTTCTAAAACATTATCAAGCATACGTACTAAATCCTCTATGAATAATGGGTTGTCTTTCCATTCATCATAAAATTCTAAGTTAGTAGAAGACAAACAACATACTGCAGTTCTATCCATAGCAGTAGGCAATGTAATCTCCGAACATAAATTAGAATGATTAAACTTTAAGCCTAGATCTTTTTGCGATTGAGGCAAGGCTTCATTAACTGTATCAACAAAACAAAGATAAGGTTCACCTGTTGCCACTCTTGTTTCTAATATCTTAATCCACAACGTACGTGCATCTATAGTATTAATAACCTGTTGAGTGTGTGGATCAATTAAATCCCAAGGCTTCCCATCTTGTACTGCTTGCATAAACTTATCTGATATGTTAATGCCATGGTGTAGATTCAAATTCTTTCTATGTATATCTCCACCAGTAGGCTTACGCATCTCTATAAATTCCACTATCTCAGGATGGGCTACATCCATGTAAGCCGCATAGCTTCCTCGTCTCGTTGCTCCTTGATGGAAGGCAGTCATCTGAGAATCAACCACATGCATGAAAGGTATCACTCCTGTAGTTTTGTTACCAATGCTGGTTGCCATTCCTTGTGATCGAATTGCTCCCCAGTAACCGCCTATTCCTCCACCCATACTAGACAACCAAATGTTTTCTGTATAGTGATCTGCTAATCCTTCTCTTGAATCGTCTACGTAGTTTAGGAAACAAGATATAGGTAACCCTCTTGCCGTGCCCCCATTAGATAGGATAGGAGTAGCAAACATAAACCATAGCTTACTCGAGTAATCATATAATCTTTGAGCATGTGCCTCATCATCAGCAAAAGCTAATGAAGCTCTAGCGAAAGCATCTTGAGGACTAGCCTCTGTAGGTAGTAGATACCTGTCTTTCAGTATCATTTTACCTGGTGTTGTCAAGAGGTCATCGCGTGAGTAGTCTATATTTATCTTCATTTTTTCTCCTTTAAGAATGTTGTGTTTGTATAGGGACGAACTTTGTATTGTATCATACTGATCAAATGTGTTCAAGTGCTTTAGGAAAAACAACCCCATCTTTTACTTCAATGTAGCCAGAATCTTCCATAGCTTTCACCGTTTGTTCTAGTTCACCAGGATTAGGTATCTTTCTTAACAGTTCCCTCTTGAATTTCTTCAAGTGAATATACTTATTACCATTAGTTAACATAGTATTTTTAAACCACACACTCATATCTTGGGCAATCTTACCTGTCCTACCCATACCAAAACCTGCCAATGCTTTAGGCATATGCTCTTCTACTTCAAACATAATGTCCTTAGTACGTTGCCAATGGTCCCATGTAATAACTCTACTAGGGCTATTAGATGCAGACACAGACAAGGCTATCTTAATAAAGTGAGATACTCTACGTTGAGTATACTCCGCAAGGTTAGGATCAGTAGGCTCAGGTGTTAACCCTGCCTCAATGTCTTGATTGATTCTATCAAAAGCTGATGGTTCAAAATGAGCAGGTCCATACATCTTAGATATCTGAGATAGATCTTCCCTTAGATTCACGATAGTCTGATCATCAATTCTTTTTTGTAAAAGAGACTGAGGAATTTTCGGACCATCATAAAACACAGGAATAATTCTAGACAATAAACCTTGAGACCTTGCGTCTTCAGGTAAGTTATCTACAAACTGTTCAGGTGTAGCACACGCTATCCAATTTAAACATGGTCCTTTGATAATGTATTCGCCTGATGTCTTAGTCTTATGTGAGTACTCTTCTTTACTATCCCACATATCTGTAAGAAACATTTGCAAATATCTTTCATGCCTTGATAAGAATGTACCAAGTTCAGATGTCACTAATGTCATTGACCCATCATGAAACTCTTCACTAGGTGTGGACAATCTCATGTCCCAACGGGAAGACTTACACATATCAACTGCTAACTTCTCAGGAGTTATCCTATCTTGTATACAATACAAAGGATAGTCTCTCATACCATACTGATCTAAGCCTGAGTTGAATTGCTCATGGTCTGGCTGTGATCCAGGTGGCGTAGTTAACTTACTAAATATCTTAGTATATGGTAGCACTAAGCTAACAGATTTATTACGACCAGGCCCTGCAATCATGACAACGAATATATTAGATCGTATATCGTAGTTCGCCATAGGAAACCAGACACGTCTACCCAGAGCACCTGCTACTGATGATAGTGCTGCCCATGTCCTGAATATTTCAGGGATAGGGCTGTCTGCACTAGCTTTAACACAAGCATCTATATAATCTTTATATATTCTAGTCATGTTTCTCCCACACTTTTAGATCCTTCCATGTGTTACCTACCTCAGCAACAGAAGGAATAATTAATTCACGGTCTCCCATCTTAATAGAATTGGTCATACAATTTATGACCTCGGGCATAAGTTCATCCACCTTTTCCGTAGGTACTTGACCTAAGATGGCATCATGAACTTGCCCAAGAACCTGCACCCCTCTACCTTCGAGTTCTCTCCACACACGATAGAGTCCCATGTTCAATAGGTCTCCGATAGTAGACTGGGGTACATAGGCAATGGCTTCACGTAGTGTAGATGCATCGCTGAGTCGTCCCCAGAATTGCCTGCGTCTACCCAATGGTGTTGTCAGTGCCCCCTCTCTTTCTAACTGTTTAAGCACATCGCTGTGCCATGTACGTATCCCAGGGAATGCCCCTTGAATGCGTAAATACTTTATCTTATCGCCAAACTCTACACCATAAGAAGCTAACTCATCAAAGCCTCCTCGTGGATCTTGCTTATGCCAACGTACAACAGAGTCAACAGGTATCACACCTCCGTAGTATAGCAGTTGGAATCTTGTGGCGTGTGATATCTTAATCTTTAAATGCCTACCCAATGAAGTGGCAGATAAACCATAGTTAGTACCATGTCCTGCTCGCTTACATATATCTCTGAAAGAGTGGTGCAAGTAGAAAGGTTTGTCAGCTAGAGCACGCTCTTGTTTCGCGTCCCCACTCCAACCCATATTGGGCCAAACCATTTTAACAACTGTGGTATGTAGATCACCACTCTCACATGCGTTGATGTATCCCTCGTCACCAGTAAGGTGGGCAACCACACGAGACTCAGCTTGCTCAAGGTCAGCGTAGAACATAGTCATGCCTGGATCAGGTATGAAGATTGCACGCAAGTCTTTAGTAATGTTTTGTAAGTTAGTGCCTGTACCCCAAGGAGATTCTGATGATGACCACCTGCCTGTCTCAGTACCTGCCACATTATAAGAGCAACGGATTCTGTTGTCTTTATCTCTAGTAGTTTCTAGTACGTTAAGCTGCTTGTCTATGTCACGTAGTGCCATGATAGTATTACAGAAAGGTCTAGCCCTAGGGTACTCAGTACGTAAATGCTCTAGTGCTTCTCTATCTGTTGAAACTTTTTGCTTACCTTTTTTGTATGCAATCACAGGGGGTAGTTGTAGTTGTGTATAGAATAAATCCATCAACTGTTTTGGCGAGGCATGATTCAGATCTCTGCCTGTCACTGCGTTAGCAAATAGATTAAGCATGCGCTCTAGCTTGATCCTCTTCTCTTTGAGGGGGGCACGCATTTTTGAAACCTTGTCATTATCCACACGCAATCCTCGTAGCATCATTGCCATCGCAGGCTTGAGGCTATCTAATTCAAACTGATATGTCTTGGTGGTTTGTTCGTCTAATTCTTTTTTAATCTTCTGCCAAATCTCTAGAGTAACGGCGCAGTCTAATGCACAATACGTCCAAAGAGTTTGTTCAGAATCAAGTTCAATATTTTGTATGTCTACGTTCTTGATTATCCTCGCCATTGCTTTTGTCTCCCATGTTAATTATTGATAGTCACGTTCTATTATCATATCGATATAGTGTTTAGCTTTTTCTAAATCTTCTTTGCCACCCTTCAATCCGTGGCGACATATATATTTTATTGCATTACCCTCAGCGAATAGTAATCTATTTGCGTTAGTGAATTGAGCAGGTTGTATCTTAAAGTTCTTGTAGTGTCCACCCCCTACTTGAGTGTCTAAAGAAAAGTACTTATACTTATTGACGGTAGAGTTCATGCTCGCCCCCTACAATATTAAAAACTTCTTTTCTTACTTCTCTAGCATTTAGTTCTGCGTACTCGCACACTAGACTAAAGTCTTTTGACTTACCTCTTAGCCATATCTTTGCTTTTTGTTTGTCCACTTGTGCCTCCCTTGACTTGTTGTTAGTTAAAAAATCTATCAATGCTTGATCTATTACAGCCCTCCACAGCCGAACTTGACTTTCGATAGTTACTAATTCATGCGGTATTAGCAACTCCGAAAAATACGGAGCGCGTTTCATTTATGATAATCATTCTTTCCTAGTACTCTTTGAAAACTTAGCCATGGTTTTCCAAGCACCCTCGTTTGTATAGATGGAGCCTAAATACCCCAATCCTTTTTGTTGTTCAGGCTGAAGGGAATGTTGAGCATGCATGGTATCATGCACTATACCTGCTACAGTTATTCCTTTCTTATATTTAAGCCAAGACACATCATACGTTTGATTCTGTGCTACCTTGACTATCTTATCGTTCTCTAGGATTCTTTTAATCCAAGCCCATGCTTTAAGTTCATCACCATAGGCAGTCCAATAGTTCTTAAGTGTTTGCCTATCATCCCTGAATGGGATTACAATAGCAACCCTATCACTAGGAGCAAAACCAATGCAAGTAATGTCACCTGAAGCGGTCTCGATGTCAAAGCTAAGAGGTACATCGCTGTTCCCCCCTCGTATAAATTTGTCTTCAAACTTTTGAAGATCTTCGATAGTTGGTTCAATCCATAACTCTCTTTCTATAGTTGTTATTTCTTTTGAATCAGATTCTAGCAATGCTTTCTTTATATCGGCAAGTGCTATTGGTCTGAAGTCATAGTTTCTTACTATAGCACTAGGGCTATACGTAGGAAGTACCTTAATGTCCTCACTTAAATTTGTTGAATTTAAAATGGTTCCCCTGTATGTACCTACTTTGTCTAGCCCTGTTAGTGCCCATAATGCTAAGCCACCCATAGCAATAATGATATTGGGTTGCGCCGCACTAAGCTCGTTTGCTAATCTCTCTATATCTTTTTCTTTATCTTCCTTAAGATACCCGAACCCGCTCACGGAATATTTACTACGCCAGTCTGTCGTCTTACACTGTGCCTTATAGTCGGCACGGTTGTGAAAGAAATGTGCTGGGTTTTCCTGAGCAGGCTTGGTTGAGATTGCGTATGTCAGCAAGCAGTTCTCCACACCTATGTCTAGTATCTCGACTAGCTGAGCGAACATTCGCCCAACAGAACCTGTCATAATTTTGCCTAGTCTAGCTTCATCATTCGTAGGGAAATCAAAAACAAAAGCAATCTTACATTGCAGATCGTTCTGTGGTTTCTGAGACGAAACTGGTTTAAGAACTGCGTGCTCTGACATGGTTAGTTACTCAGTATTCTTTTTACTGAGGCTTGTAAGATATCTTTATTCTTACCAACCATCTCATGTTTGACAACCCCTTTAAAGGTTTTGCCTATTGCCATCTCTAGCAACTCACTATAAGGCAGGTCATCTACATGACCTAAATCAATCCCTGATGTAAGGAAAGACTTTAATCCTGTCGCAGGATTCTTAACCTTCAGTGCGTTTGGAGTAGCCCAAAACTCCATACGAGTGGGCTCTGCATTAGGTAGATCAGCCTCGGTTAAGTCCGATTCTAAAATACCTGTAGCTTTGACATTCACTTTTACAAGTGGTGTCTGGTTTTCCCCTACCACATCAGCTCTATAGCTAGTGATAATGAAATCATAACTACCTTCAGGTAATACAACTGTCATAGGTGTATCCTGCGGTGTCATGTTTAGGAAGTCAGCAACGTTTGCCATTATTTATCTCCTTTTATTGTTGTTGTTTGTAGTTTGCTTTTCGCATTAGCTTGTATGGAAGTAAACAATTTACTTAAGTCTAACTCCATGTTAGGTTCAATCAAACTAGGCGCAGTTACTTTGAGATCCATCTTGTTATCAGATACTGTTCTCAGAGAACGTTCATTGCCTTTGCTTGTTGTCTTGCTATCTATGCGACATACACAGTTAAAGTATCTACCAATCTTGGTAGACAACTTAGAACCTACGGAAGTAGGATATGCTTTAGATATACCCAACTCACCTTCCATGTATTGAATATGTGAAGTAACTACCACGTTACATTTCACCTCGTCTCCTGTAATGTATTGAAGAATATTCTGTACATCTCTAGCCGCAGTACCCCACTCAGGTTGAGTAGGTTGCTCGGTAGGTTTCTTATTATTAAAGACTAGCGCACCTCTCAGTGCAGCTTCGCCCATTAGTGTTAGGGAATCGATAACTAAAACAGTATCGTCTCCCCATTCTTTCACAGAACCAAGGTTCTCTTCTCCGTCTTTCCAAGTGGCTAGTAATTGTGCCCCTCTTCTAAACGCATTGGCTTGTCCCAGTGAATCTCTTAGTGTAACATACGACACTCTTGATACTGCTTCAGGTGTTAAGTATTCAGAAAGAATATCTAACCCGTCATCAAAATCTAAGATGCGTAGTTTTTTTCCTGCGTTAGCTAAACTCGCTAGGGCAGATGTCTTACCACTACCACTATCTCCTACGAGTAGTAGCTTGGTAACGCTTGTTGATTTGTGTTGACTTATGTTTGCCATTACGGTCTCCTATTTAAGTTGTAAGTATATCTTGTTTTAGAAATTTGTCAAGAAAAAAGTTTCTTGGCATCATGATAAGTACCTATGTGCTTACCATTGACTACGATCTGCGGGAAAGATCGAGCATCAGGAAACAATTCAAAGAACTCTTCTCTTTTAAAATCCTTATCTAACATAAGTATAACAGGATCATATTCTTTTAATAACTGTTTCGCGTTTTGACAGTAGCTACAATTTTCTTTTGAATATATTTCTATATGCTTTCTCATTTAGTACCACCATCAATAACCTCTAACGTCATAGGCTTAGTCTCTTCTAAGTCTGCATGTAACTGCTGTTTGAAATCCTCTTGAAAGAACATCTCTCTTTGAGTACCTGAGTGAGAGCATGTCTCTCTAAACTTACACCCACCATAGTTATTACATGCTGTAAAATCCGCAGGATAATAACCTGAGTCAGCATATACATCTGATATCTCAAGGTGGTGTATCGTATCTTGATACCACTCGTCAAGTAAATCTTTATGTACATTGAATACTTGCCTTGCAAACCTAGTAAAGTTTACACCTGTCTGTACTCCGTCAATGATAGCACCATCCACAGGCAACTTAAGTACCTCGCGACATGCCCATATGTATGCAAAGATCTGATTGTTCGGCATGAATCCTTTGAAGTAATAGTCAGACAAAGATGTCTTCGTAGTTTTAAAGTCTACAATATATAACCTATCATCTATGGTTACAATCTTATCTATCCTACCACTAAATCTGTGCCCCCTATCTCCAATAGGTACTTCGAATCTCTGCTCAAGGGCAGGTGTTCCGTCAGGCATGGTGGCTAACTTCAAGTTGTCGTCCCAATATTCTTCGGCTCTCCATACGATAGCACGTAAGGCAGATTCTAATCCTCTTGCCTTATCATCAGACAAGTTTAGTTCTTCGCCAAAATTTTCGAGGACAAACTTAAGTGCCATGACTAATGACTCATCTTTAGATTTGCCTTCGAACTTACCTATCTCTAGTTGTTCAAAGCCTTCGTGTACTGCTGAGCCAAAACCTGTAGCCGTACCATAACTAGCATGACGCCAACCATTTAGTACTGACCAGTCATAATATCTTGGACAGGCAAGGAAAGAACTTAGGCTAGATGTATCCCATATCTTTTGGACGGGGGCACCTCTGTCGTTCCACACAAACTTCCTTAGTCTTTCTGGTAACTCACTCATTTATATTCTCCTATGTTTCTGATATCAACATGTCAAGTGGGTTCTTGTCGAACTTTTTGGGGGCTGTCTTGGTAGCACTACCCTTACTGATTCTCTTGCCACTTGCCTCGGCTGATCTTACGTTCTCTCTAGTAGCTTGTAAGTAAGCCACGATAGTTTGTATGCCCTTCTCATTCTCAGCTAACTCCAAAGGGTTAGACTCAAGTAACTCCGTAGGAATTTCGAGGGTCTCTTCTTGTACTTTTTCTTTTGCCATTAGTGTTTGGTATCCTTACTTGCGTTATTAAACGCATTCATTACATCACTGTCTGATTTACTTTTAGACTTGTTCATCTCTTCAATCATTACTCCTGACGTAGCTGTTGTGTGTAGTATGTCTGCTAGTAAACCGATCATACCTATTGTACCATACTTCAATAAAGACAATCTCATGCCTACCTCTATCATTGCTGATACTAATACATCTGTTGTATAGATTTCACTAGCCTCTAGTATAGCAGGTTTTAAATGCTGTATTGCTTCATCGAATTGTACTTTGTATTCTTCTTCTGTTGTCATATTATCACTCCTGTTTTTGAATCCTTGATAACCAAGTCTTCCATTTTATCTAGCACACTAGAAATTTCCACCGCATTATCTATAGCAGTGATGACTAGCATGTCATATTTCTGATGGTCAACATCTTCTTTGTTAGACATCTGTTCACGATATGCTTTTATATATCGGTGCATCCTCATCTTCAATGAGAACGGGCTGTCACATGGTATCGTAACCTTTACTTCTTCAAGGTCTGACTCTTCTATATATTTATTTACCTTTTCTAAGGCGTTTGAAATATCTATCTGTTGGAATAAATTGTAAGTCTTTGGATTGAATCCCATCTCCGTGTACCTCCTGTAAGTATTCATAGTCATTAGGGTCAAACTGTGGATCATTTATATATTCTTCCACGTTCATGTTGTCGTCAAATAATTCTAGTGTTTCATCTAATAGGTAATCATCACCAGTCTCGTAAGTCTTTTTCTTTTTAGTCATGCCGTCCTCCTTTTAAAGTATTACGTTTTCTATGAACAGACCTACAAATAGAATACCTACTCCGTAAGTACATATCCATAATAGTATGCCTGTTATTCTATTACACACTTCCTCGAAGCCCACTATTGGTTACTCCATTCGAGTATGTTTCTTTTGGATTTAATATTATCCTTAGTCAGATAGCTAGGCTTGTATGGTAGGTCATCCATGACATACATCTTTACTATCATCTGTTTATTATTACTTAATCTAACTAGTGTGTCAACCATTTTATATGATGCACCCTTCTCCATTCTATCTATGTAATGATAGACTGCAGGATTAGTTAGTCTAAAAATCTCGCCCCTTATCTTGTACTTAAATGTATCAGCATCTTCGTTACTTCTAAATACTATAGGGTAGGCATTGCCTAGATCTCCCATGTTAAAGTTCGCGTCTACTGTTGTGGCAGTATCTACAAACTCCTGTGATCTAAGTAGGTCGTGTAGTCTTTCGTTTCTTTTTAGTGTTCCGTATACGAACAGGTATTCTTCCACTTGTTTTCCTCTCTCTGTTTTTTTCAAACGCAATCCAATCTCCTAGTTCTGTGTGACATAATAGTTCAGTCATAAAATTACCAAATGAATTGACTATCGTCTCTTCTTCTTTGTCTTTCAAATGGTATTGATAATAACCTACATGTAATAGTTCATGCAGTACTACATTGATTGCGTCAGCACCACCACGCTCTATCATTTCTTTATCTAAAAAGATTTGGTAAGGTGGCTTGATAATAAATGTACCCTGTGCTTCGCCGACTTCGTACATTAAATTGTGAGGTAGACAAACTAACTCAATTTTAAACGCACCGATTCTTATATGCTTAGGTAGTTTCATTCTTTATTGTTACCACATTTTCTTATTCATGTCAACATATTTATTTAATTCATTCTCTTTGTGCATCATGTTAACCCATACCCATTTCATTTTCGCGGGGTCTGTTCTTGTCTTGATATTTAATAGTTTATATAGTAGCTTCTTTATCATCTAGTGTTTCCTTCCTTGTTAATGTGGTATAAGAATCGACTGAATCCTTGTGCCATTTGTGT